AATGTGCTATCAACTGGAGCGTTAGCTGTATATGCGCTCGTAGAGTTGGTAACGGTACCACCTGTGCTACAGGTTGTTGCTGTGAAACCTACCATTGCTGGTGTTACAACTGGTGAGCTGTCACCATCGTAATTGGTCACATTTGGTAATACGAACGTACTACCAGCAGGTGTTGTGGCTGAATATGTTGAACCAGAATTCGCAATGGTAACTGGGTCACAGGTTGTTGCTGTGAAACCTACCATTGCTGGTGTTACAACTGGTGAGCTGTCACTATCATAGTTGATTATATTTGGTAAAGTGAACCCACTCTCAGCAGGTACATTCTGTGTATAAGTATTACCAGAATTGGTTATCGTTGACGCTGACACGAACCATGAGACACCACTGGCAGCACCAACGGGGTCGAATCCGTTAACAGTGTCAATATTTACGTCTACAACTGATGGGGTAACATATAATGGTAGACTATTAACAGATACGTTAATATTAGGTAATTGAAGTGTCCCACCTGCCGCCACGGTTCCAGAATATGTTACACCAGAGTTTATTACTGTACCAGACAGGCAGAATGGTGTAGCACTAAATGATGTTTGTGCTGGTAATATAACCGTAGAACCATCACAATCGTAATGTGTGATATTAGGTAATGTATAACCACTTGTTGCTGGGACGGATACACTGAATGTAGCACCAGAGTTTATTATATCTGAATTACCAACCACATAAGTACTATTACAGTCAGTCGTTGTAATTAAGTCGTCAGCGCTATCTCTAATAATTACAGACCCTTGAGTCCTAATAACTGGTGTTCTCTTATTTTGGTTTGGTAGTGGTTCTGCTGTCTCTGGGTCTATAGCAAGCTCATTCAAAACCATCATTCTATTAATGGTTGGATTAACTTCAAAATCCTTCTCATCCAAAATATAACCAGCCAATAACATCTCGTAAGCCTCTACATAAAAACGTCTAGCTTCAAAATCCTCGATATTACTCTCATCCGTAATAGTTGGTAGAGTGATTGGCATTGGGTGTTGCTTTGGATAGATATATGCTTGTGTTGCATTGAATGCTTTATGAACCTTCTTATGCATCACGTTAACATCAGACATCTTATTACTGAAGAATCTAACTTCATAGGTAATATCTACGGCTGTTGGTTGTGGGATCTTGTAAATGTCCACACCCAATCTGGAACCATCATTAGATGGGACTTTGTAGTAAGAATAGTTACGTTGTCCTGGTATATTAGCTAACGCTGCTTGGTTAGTTCCCTTCTGAATATCTGGGTTTCTAACGATAGTAACGAATGGCATTTTGATGTTTTTATATTCATCAGTAAATTTCCATGTTTTTTTGAAATCGGCATATCTTTGAATAGTTAGGAAAACAACAGGTACTTCCTCTCCATCAATCTCGATTCGCAAGTCCTTACTTACGTAATCAACGAAAGATGTGTCCATATCCTTTATGTGGACACCTTGTGGTAGGAACCCATTTCTATCAGCGATATTGTCTAATAGTTCTTCCCTACGTTGTGTACCCACAATCTGTGGAACTAACTTTAACTGTTTTCTAAACCCTTTTGGCATTATTCAGATGTAAATTCATTTTCATCAACTGGAGCGCAAGTAACCTTTTTATATGCACCTTTGTATCCTAATATTGTGTGTTGGTTATCATAATTTTTGATACCATCGTTTGCAATGCTGAAGAATCTAACTTCAGTATCACTCACTTGATAACCAATGTAATCACCAACGGTCAATTCAACTTCAAGTTCATCTAAATGGGCTTGGTATAATATAAATACTAAGTTACCATCCTGTAAGTCACGTAAATTTGCTGGATTGAAGGTCGTGTTTTCAGCCTCATCCACAATTGGTATGATATTCAGTTCAACTGGAACCTTATATACAACCTCACCCTTTCGAGCTTCGTTATAAATATCGGTTGTAGTCATTTCATTGTCTACCCGATATAGAATAGCCTTGAAATTACCATCACCCTCATGAACTTCACGACCCATTCTGATGTCTAATTGGTAATCTTCTTCCGAAAAGAACTTGCTAACTCTATTTATTGGTACTATTTTATTTAGTTTAGCCATAATACTTTTTAGGTAAATATCTTGAGGTTAGGTAAATTCTAAAAACACTTGATTATTAATATAAAAAGGTGTATATTTAACTCAGTATGATTGACTTAGGAGATATTAAAGGAAGGAATGCTTTAATTCGATTGAACCTTTATGAGGGGCGTAACCCGTACCTGACAAAGCTTAAAGACGAATATAAGCGTAAGGGTAAATTAGCATTGTCTAATACCCAAGAAGCCTACATTCTAGATAATTACGATAGAGAACCTATCAAAATTAATAGAGTTGTAAGTATATCCGAGTATATCGGAAAAGAGTTTCAAGAGAAACATGACCTCAAATTTACACCAGAACGTATGTATATTGGGTTCGTATTGGCTCAAACAGAGAAATCATTTCACGTATACGGTAAGTTGAGTCAGAAGCAAAAGGGTAATCGAATCTACTGGTTACCTAAGACTCAGGTAATGGAAGATTTATTCTACGTACCTGTGGATATTGATGTGGATTTCGATAAGTATCTTGAACTGGATACCAAATCTAGAACACCATTCAACCACCAAGAAAGTGGTATTAAATTCTTATTGAGTAGAGATGGTGGTATCCTTGCTGATGATATGGGGCTTGGGAAATGTATAAGTACCTCAGAATCAGTGTATTGCCCCACTGGTAAAGTTAAAATGGGTGATTTAGAAGTTGGTGATTATGTTATAGGTTCTAACGGTAAGAAAACCAAAGTAACTGCGGTTTACCCACAACCTAAAAAGGAGTTATTTAAGATAACGTTTAATGACGGTTACTCTACTACTTGTTGTAAAGAACATATGTGGACTGTAACGTCTAATAATGGTAGTGTAAATAATAAAAATAGACCAGTTAAGTATTCAAATCTAACCATTGAACAAATGTTAGATAAGGATTTAGAGTTAGAACAAAAAGGTATTGGTCACAATAAAAATAAGGTTTATAAATTTAAAACTTTTTATAAACAATCGAATGGTCAAAACAAATGGCAGATACCAATAGTACAACCAATAGAATTTGAACGCTATGATGTATTACCAATAAACCCTTATCTATTAGGTGTGAGTTTGGGTGATGGTCATATTAAGAAAAATGGCACTATCGCTATCGAATTGGGTGATTATGATTTTGATGAGATATTCAAAAATCAAGTATTAAATGAAATTAAAGGTGGGGTAAATAAAAGAAGGAATCAAATTAATACGTTAAGAGAAGAAATTATTAGACTTAATTTGAATGGTACCCTTTCTCACACTAAATTCATTCCAGACATATATAAATACTCATCCGTTGATGATAGAATTGCGATTCTTCAGGGGCTTATGGATACTGATGGTTATTGTGCTAAGTCTAATAAAGGTGTATTTGTTAGTACGGAATATTGTACAGTATCTAAGCAACTTGCTAATGATATTGCTGAGATTGTTCACAGTCTTGGTGGTATAGTTAGGAAGAAATCTAAGATTGGTTCGTATAAGAAACCTGACGGTACTAAAGTCTTATGTAAGAAAGCCTACAGGCTTAATATTAAATTCTCAAATGATATAAACCCATTTAGACTTAAGAGAAAAGCTAAAGAATATAATCCACCACAAAAATATAAGGTGGGTAGATACATTAAAAATATAGAATCTATTGGTGATGGTGATAGTGTCTGCATTAAAGTTGATGCGGCTGATGAATTATTTACATTAAATCATGGTATTGTAACCCATAACACCTACCAATCCATTATAGCCGCAATGGAGACAGGCGCTGAGAAAATACTTATCATCTGCCCAGCATCAACCAAGATTAATTGGAAGAGGGAGATTGAGATGTTCGGTGAAACTGATATTGCGATAGTGAATAGCTACCAATGGACTTCAGCTAAATGGACAATCATTAACTACGATATTCTTAAGAATTTCCATACCATTACACCAAGACTCAAAGCTGATAGAGAAGCTATAGATGTATGGCAAAGAGATATTTATGATGAGAATTTCGATATTATCATATGTGATGAAGCTCATAAGGTCAAAGACCATAAGAGTAAGAGAGGGGCTATCGTTGGGGAATTGGCTAAGAACCCAGAAACAAAGCGTATGTGGTTATTAACTGGTACCCCTGTTGCCAATAGACCTAAAGATTTCTTTAATCTCTTAAAGTTAATTAAAAGCCCATTGGCTGATAACTATCCATTCTATATAAAGAGATATTGTGATGGTAAGACCATTTATAAGAAAACACCTAACGGTACCAGAAAGATATTGATAGCAAACGGAGACTCAAATCTGGGTGAACTATCAATCAAATCTAGGAACTATGTTATGCGTAGACTTAAGACTGATGTATTGGATATGCCAGACAAGATTGTAACACCTGTTCATCATGAACTTACCAAAGCCCAAGAATCTGAATATGATTACCTATGGGAAGAATACTTGGAAGAGAGAAAACTGAAGAAGAAGAGAGGTACACCAGATAAGGATTTGGTTGAGGTTATTCTACTTAGGAAGTTCATTGCCACGTCTGCAATACCTCACACAATAGAAATGGTGGAAGACGCCATTGAGGAAAATCAAAAGGTTGTTATATTCACCACATTCAATGAGGAACAAAACGAATTGGCTGAACATTTTGGTAAGAAATGTGTGCGTCATAATGGTTCAATGAGTGCTACTGAAAAGCAAAAATCTGTGGACAGCTTCGAGAATAATTCTGGTGTGAAAGTATTTATAGGTAACATCATATCTGCCGGAGTTGGTATTACACTGACAGAAGGTACGGTTGTGGTATTCAATTCATTTGACTGGGTAACTGGGAATAATGAACAAGCTGAGGATAGATGTTATAGGATTGGTCAAGATAACACGGTTAACGTGTACTATCAATTGTTTGAAGATACGATTACTACTAGGATGTGGGAGACACTTAAAAGTAAAAAAAAGGTGATAGATACTATTCTAAATGATTCGGATAGCATCATAGAGGGTAAGTCAGTAGACCCTCGTTGAATTAGGAAATTAGGACTTGGTTAATTATTTCCAAGTTTTATTGAACGGTGGTAGCTTGACAAAGTTAGTTAGTATGGGTATATTTATAAACATGGTACGATTATATACAATGAAGAATTGCCCGTTCTGTGAAGAGATGAAAACTCGACTTACGGAAGGTGAGGTTGAGTTCACGGAAATCAAAATAGATGAAGATTTGAATAAACCTGAATTCAATCAGGTGAAGAACATCACAAATGTTGACAGTGTACCCAT